TAAAGGGGATGGGCGGTATTTCTTTGAATTGTACCCCAAGCTCAAAGAAGAGGTGGAGGATGAATATGGCATTGAAATCCAAGACAGTCAATTCAATGCGGCTCCTAGCAATGGGTTCTCCTGGTTTTATTCTAAAGGCTATGGAAAAACTAAGCAAAAAATAGTGATGGTATGTGATTTCTATGAGAAGAAATACAAGTACAAAATGATGTATTTGATATCCGATCCCTTACATCCTGATCAGCAAATCACGATGACACGCGAAGAATATAAAGAAATGATTGCCGATCTAGAGATGCAAGGCTCTATGATTGCGCCCCCCAAAATTATCAAAAAAGCTAAACGTAAGCAAACTACTATCTATAATTATAAGTTTATTGCTAGCCAAATCTTAGAAGAAGAAGAGACGGATTATCGGTTCTTGCCGGGCGTATTCTTTGATGGCAATTCAGTATGGATTAAAGATGGGGTGCAAATGTGTATACCCTATCATTTTTATGCCATGGATATGCAAAAAGCCAAGAATATCTGCTTACAACATATCGTCAATGAAATTGAAAACATGAGAATGACCGATGTGCTCATACCCAAAGAATCCCTGCCTGCTGAAGAAGAGTATCAGCAAGCATGGCTTAATCCTCAAAAAACAAATGCTGCCTTGGTTTACAATCAATTTAATCAGAATGCTTCACAAACAGTTCCTCTTAATCCGCCTCAAGTCATTGGGCGTGGCCAAGTCAGTCAAGCCGTTATTTCATTCTTTGAGATTTGTGATCAGTCTATTCAGGCCATTTTAGGCAGCTATGATGCTCAACAGGGGCAGCAAAACAATATGAGTGGTGCGGCTATTCAAGCTGGTGCTACTCAAAGCAATAATGCAGCACGACCCTATATTATCAATTATATCGAATCCATGAATCAGGTCTTAAAGATATTCGTGGATTTGATGCCTAAATACTATACGACAGCGCGTACCATTCCGGTGATGGATAAGGAAGGCAATCGCACCTTCATGCGCATTAACGATAGTATTCAAAATCCGATGTATAAGCTGGAATACGATATTGATGATCTGCAAGTTGAAACTAAAATGGATGCTACCTTTGAAGTGCAGCGCAGTAAATTCTTAGATACTGTCACTAATTTAATGAAGATATGCCCTCCTATTAATGAATTTGTCGGCACCCCCGAAGGCATTCAACTAATCTTAGATAATATCGAAGTCAAAGATATTTCTCTCTTAAAAGAGAAGTTTGCTGAATTTTGGCAAAACAAACAGCAACAAATGGCTCAAATGCAGCAGCAACAACAGCAAATGGCAATGCAGATGAATCCAGAGATTAATAAACTCAAGATTGCACAGATGAATAGTATGGATAAGAAAGCAGATCGCCGGTTAGAAGTCATGAAGACTGCGATGCAAATGCATAGTGATCAACAAAAAACGGACGCTATGAATACGGAATCTCAGGCTAAGATCTTAGTCGCACAGAATCAAGCCGCAATTGCTGCTAATAAAGCACAAGCTGAAAGTCAACGCACATTGATTGATGGTGCAATTGCTCTAGATAAACATGCATATAGCAAGATCGAAAGTGAACGCGAATATGCTTTGGAGCAGCAAAAACATGCTGCAACTGTAGTGAAGACCGTTGGAGAATTGTTAAATGAAAAACAAAGAAATGATGCCCAAGAAAGTCGTGGGCAAAATGAAGGCCAAGATGAAGGATCAGCAGCCCAAGCCGAAAGCCAAGAAGGGGAAAATGACTAAACCTAAAAAGAGTAAAGATTATGGCGCATATTAAAAAAGCCAATGAACCGAATATTAATAAACCGGTCATGTTTGGCAAAAAACTGAAAGCATTAATTGATAACTCGAATAACACTATTAAATCTTTGAGAAAAAAGATTGGTGCTAAGCGAGTCAAATAATGGCTAAGTTAACTACCAAAAAACGTAATTCTCTGAAGAAAAATCAATTTGCATTACCTAATGAACGTAAGTATCCGGTTAATGATAAAGCTCATGCCAGGAATGCAAAAGCAAGAGCAGCTCAGCAAGTGAAAAAGGGTAACCTTTCATCTTCTGAAAAAGCAAAGATTGACCGCAAGGCCAATCGAGTATTAGGTAAATCTCAATCAACAGCGAGGAAAAAGAAATGAGTGGAATGAAAAGTTGGCCGATTGAAGAGCCAAAAACCGGCGGCAAAACCTGTGATCCTGAACAGCGCGCTAAGAAATTATCGCCTGCGCAGTCCAGCGGTTTTGTGCCTATGATGGTTAAGAAAATCGTCAAGTCGTGATTAATGAATAAAATACTTGACAATTATTTTGTAAAGAGTATTATATTCATGTCTCTCTCAATAATGGTAGGGTCATGACGATCCTACCATTCGTTCTCTAAACGATATTAGAGATTACCGGTGATATGCGGGCAAATGTATCCAGTACTTCACTGTCTGAAGGTTTAGCGTGACGGCGTAATAGTCAATAAGAGGAATGTATGCAAGAGCAAAATTTAGGTAGTGCAACACCGCCTAGCGGTCAAGCACCTGTTTCTGTAGCGAGTCAACCTGTAGAAAGTATACCGGCTCAACCATCCCGGCCTACCTATACGGAAGATCAGCAAGCGCATTTGAATAGTTTAATTGGTGCGGCTAAGAAAGAAGGTTATGAAAAGGCATTGAGAGAACGTCAAGAGCAACCTGTACAACATGCACAAGCTCCTGTTCAACCCGTTCCTTCATATGTGCCTCAACATCAACCCATCCCTCAGCCTGTTTCAGCACCGATTGATCCTCAAATGCAACAGCAAATGATTGATGCAGCCGTATCAAAGTCTTTAGGGACTTTTATGACACAAAAGCAGCAAGAATTTGAAATAAAACGGCAACAAGAAGAGGCTCAGCAGTTATTAGCTGATTTAACCCCTAAAATACAGTCCGCACAACAAAAATATGCAGACTTTAATGAGAAGGTTAATTTTACAGCATTTCAGGGTGACGAATGGTTTAGGGCATTAAATAAGCTAGATAATCTAGGAGATGTCGTTTATGACCTCATGGATAAACCGGCTCAATTTACTGCATTAGAAACATTATTAAATAGTGGAAATAAGGCAAAAGTCGAAATGGCTAAAAAGCAACTTCACAATTTATCCGTCAGCTTGAAAAATAACGAAGCTTCTGCTTCTAAGAAAGTACCTAACGAACCGCTCAAAGGCGTACGTCCCTCTAATGTGAGTAGCAGCGGTGACGTTAATCTGACGAAAGCAGCTAGAGATAAATACGCTAATAGATTTTAATTAGCCTATTCCTGTAGTGCTTTTTTGGCAATTAAACCCGCTGTTAATAGTAACTATTATTAACATTTGAGGTTTTACAATGCCACAGTCTTTACCAGCAGATAATATTCTGCAAAATGTACAGACTTATCAACAGTCTGATTTAGGTCCGTTATACATCTGTAATCCGCTGATTTTTACAGCGAATAAGATGTTCGACGATTTCCAGAATTTTTCCGGGAACCTTGGCGACTCGGTCTCGTTTGACAAGCCCATTAAGCTAATCGGCCAGGATTCTTTAGTCGCTGATTTTGAACCGATTGTTCAACGTACTCAAACTCTGACAGTAAATAAATCTTTTAACGTTTCTATTCAAGGTAACGCACAACAGTTTATCTTCAATATAGATGCTTATATGGATCGTATCGGTTTACCAGCTATTCGCCGTATTGGTGGCCGTATTTCGCAAGATGTTGCGAATTTATTTGAAACAAATACGTACCGTTGTTATGGGGACGGACGTGCGCCCATTAATTCTTTTGCCCAACTCGATCAGGCCCTCGAGGGTATGCGGGACTACGGTGATCCGGGATTCCCGACTCGTGGTTATTTACCGAATACTGTGATTTCTGCGATTATCAATTCAGGCATTAATCAATTCGTTCCTCAACGTAACGAAGAGATTGCTCAGACCTGGATGTTAGGTGATTTTGCAGCATGCTCTTGGTATCGCGTTACCAATATGCCCAAACACATTTCAGGTGCTTTTGGTAATATCGATCCGGCTACCTTGGCATTAACCGTATCTTCCATTAGTGCAGATGGTACCACCATTACCTTTACCAGCGCTGGCGGTAGTGAATCGCAAGCATTGGCAGCGTATGACATTATCACTTTTGACTTGAATAATGCGAAAGGATTGTTCTTCTTGCAATTTACGCAATACAACACCACTAGCCAAAAAGTTCAGGTAAAAGTGGTGGCTGATGCGGCTTCTTCTGGCGGTACTGTAACTGCTACGGTATTTCCTGCGTTGGTTTCCGCTGTAGATAGACCCGACGATAACAACAAAAACATCAACATTTCATTTGCTGATTTTGTTGGTACTACAGCCATGGTCACTGCTTCGCACAACGTAGGGGGAATTGTTGGAGGAAACGCTCTGTTTCTTGCGATGCCCCGCTTACCGGATCAATTCCCATTCCCTTCTAGCCAAGAAGTCGATGAAGAAACCGGTGTATCGATGCGCGTTTACTACGGAAATATCCCCACTCAAAACGTGATGGGTCTTGTCCATGACGTTATCTGGGGTAAAACCTTAGTGGAAGAATATGCCCTGAGATTAGCCTTCCCCTTGGTGAGTTAATTCATGGCAATTACTGCAAACCAATTAATCGCTTCTTCTTATTATCTGGCAGATATCACTGGGCCGGAATTTGAAACGATGAATGGCGAACAAGCCTCAATGGGTTTGCAATTGTTGAACGGCATCATGGGTGAAGTCGCCCTGGATGCCGTTCTCATCCCTTATTTTACGCATGAATCTTTCAATACGGTTGCTCGCCAAGAAGCCTATGTCATTGACAATTTAATTGAAGTCAGCACGATGACTTACAATTTAGATACGGATGTCCGTTATTCATTAACCCGAGAAAGCATTAATCGTTACTTTGGATGGGCGCGCGTTAATAATTTGTTTTCTATTCCTCAGATTTATACAGTACAAAGAGAGCATAACGCTAGCAAAATTTATCTTTATCCTATCCCCGACAAAGTATATGAAGTAGATATCACTGGTAAATTCATGCTGGAAGATGTGCAGTTTAACGATGTGTTAACTGATACATACGATATGTTTTATCTGAAATGGTTGAAATATCGCTTAGCATTTGAGCTATGCCAATTGAATGGCAAAGAAATGAATAAAGATGCGGCGGCGA